CCTCGATCTACGAACCGTCCAACCCGACGGCCCGGGAAGGCGGCCAAAACATCATCGACGGCGTGGTGGTCAACCCGCAGCTGCGCCCCATTTTCTACCGCTACCTCATGGGCGACGGCATCGACCCATCGGCCCGCTTCGAGGACATCCCTGCCCAGCAACTCATTCACGTCGGCGAAGCCAGCCAGGGCGACGAGCTCCGCTACGTCACGCCGCTTGCCCCATCGATCAACCACCTTCGAGACGTAGGCGACGCGGTCGGCTTTGAGAAGATGGCGATCAAGATTTCCTCTTACATCGCCCTGGCCATCAAGAGCAGCAACCCGCAGGGCGCCGACTTCTTTGGCGAGGCGACGCACTCGGTCAACAGCCAGGACAACAGCGAGGTCACGGTAGAAAGCCTCGGCAACGCCGGCGGCGCCATCCCGCGCCTCGGCATGGGCGAAGACCTGATCTCGTGGACAAGCAACCGCCCAAGCCAAAACTTCCGCGAGTTTTGCGACGTCCTTCTGCGCGAAGTCTGTCTCAACCTTGGCGTGCCCTGGGAGTTTGCCGCCCGCCCAGCCGAGGCCGGCGGGGCCGCCCTGCGCGCCGTATTAGTCCGAGCGCAACGCACCTTCGAGCAACGCCAAGCCCTCTTGATCGACCGCCTCTGCTCCCGTGTGTGGGCGCACGTTATCACGATCGGAATGCAGCGCGGCCTCATCCCGCAGAACGACAACTGGTTCAAGGTCGAGTGGCAGCGCCCAGCAGCCGCCTCGGTGGACTACGGCCGCGAGGCCGCCGCCAACTTGAACGACGTCCGCGCCGGCCTCCGCACCTACAGCGAGGACTACAGCGAGCGCGGCCTCGAGTGGAAAGACCAGCTGCGTCAGCGCGCCACCGAGGCCAAGTATCTGGCTGAACTGGCCGCGGAGTTTGGCATCAGCGCCGACAGCATCGCCACCTTCAACCCCAATCCTGCGCCACCCGTCGCAGGGCAGGCGCCCGCGCCATTGACACCACCGCAAGCGCAATGACCGCCAATCGCTGGTATGCAATTCAATCGTCCTCGGACAGCGAAGCCGAAGTCGAAATTTCTATTTACGACGAGATTGGCTTTGGCGGAGTCACGGCCAAAGACTTCATGGCCGAAGTTAAACAGTTCAAAGGCCAGCACATTCACCTCCGCATCAATTCCGTCGGAGGCTCCGTCATCGAAGGCGCCGCCATTTACAATGCCCTGCGACGCCACAAAGGCGGCTTAACCGTTCACGTTGACGGACTTGCAGCGTCGATGGCCTCGGTTATCGCCATGGCCGGCGAGGAAGTTTACATCGCCGACAATGCGATGTTGATGATCCACAACCCCTGGTCGATGACCATGGGCGACGCCGACGATCTTCGCAAAGAAGCCGACGTCCTCGACAAGCTAAAGAACACTTTGGTCAACGCCTACGCCCGCAAGACAGGCATGGAGACCAACGACATCGCAGCGATGATGGACGAGGAGACCTGGCTCAACGCCACCCAAAGCGTGGCCATGGGTTTTGCCGACGAAATCGAAGACGGCATCGAAGCCGCGGCGTCCATCACGCCGGCCGCCGCACGCCAACGCTTTGACAACTTTTCTAACTCTATGCGTAAGACCGCCAAAACCATCAAAGCCGAAGAGGCCGCCGCCGAAGTGGTTGCGCCCGTCGAAGCGCCCGTCATTGACGAGGTGACCGTTGACACCTCCGGGGAAGTAATGAACTCCGAACTGCAAGCCAAGGTTGACGCCCTCCAGGCCGACCTTGACGCCAACAACGCCGCGCAGGCTCAGGCCAGCGAGGACATCGCCAAGGAGATCGAAGCCCTCAAGGCTGAAGTCGACCGCCTCACCGCCGAGTCAGCCGGCAAGGATGACGAGATCACCGCATTGACCGCCGCCGCCAAAAGCGCGGGCGAGCAAGCCGCCGCGATTGTCGCTTCTGTCGGCATTGACGCCGCGACTGCGGTGCCTTCCGAGCCCGAACTGAGCGCCGCTCAGATTTTCAACAGCCTCACCGGCGCCGAAGCCGTTGAGTATTTCCGCACAAACAAGCGCCAGATCATGGCCTCCGTTTACTAATTTTATGGCTACAATCAACTCAGCCCTCAACGACAAGCTTCTCGCGCAGACCGCGCTGGAAGCCTTCACCGCGGACCTTCTCCCGCTCTCCGTCTTCACGACCTCGTATTCAAACGAAGTCGTGCGCCGCGGCGCGACGGTTGAAGTCCCGCTCATCGCCAACCTCACCGCGACCACGTTCGATAACTCTTACGAGTCGACCGGCGGCACGATGAATAACGTCTCAATCTCGGTGGACAAACACCAGATTGTGACCGTCAGCCTCAGCGACACCGAATACTCCAAGTCCTCGGTCGCCGAGATCACCAAGTTCGCCACTCAGCAGGGCCGCGCTTTGGCGCAAGCCGTGTTGACCAGCGTCTTCAACCTTTTCGTCACCACAGCCTCCTCGGCCGCGCAATACACCGCGTCGGTCACTGGCGCCAGCGCGTTCACCATCACGAACGCCCGCACGCTCCGCAAGGCTCTGAGCGACGACAAAGTTCCGCTCACCGACCGCAGCCTCATCCTCGACAGCGCCCTCTACGACAGCCTCCTGTCTCAGAGCAACCTGCTGGATGCCTCGCAGTTCGGCATCCGCGACACCATCGCTGAAGCCCGCGTCCCGCGCCTGCTCGGCATGAACGTCTACGAGTCGATCATCCTGCCCTCCAACAGCATCACGCTGAAGGGCATGGCCGTTCACCCGAACGCCGTCGCCGTCGCCATCCGCGCCCTCGAGCCCCAAGCGCCCAGCGAATACCTGGCCGCCAGCGTGGTCAACGATCCGCAGAGCGGCGTGACCCTCGGCTACCGCCGCCACTACTCGGCTGCGACCGGACGCCACTTCGTCTCCTTCGAGTGCGTCTTCGGCCACAGCCGCGCCATCACGGCCGGCGCGAAGCTCATCACTGGAGCCTAAGCCCTCATCTCATACGCAACACGAAGCCCCCGGCCAACGCCGGGGGTTTTCGTTTTGTTGACAAAGCTCCACCGCCCAGAGATGGAGAAATCAAGCCCGCGCGAGCAGATCGCGCTTTGCGTCATTGTCGGCAACGAACCCAAACGGCTCGACCGTTGCCTTACCGAATTCGGACCCGCCGTCAGCGAGATGGTCGTAGTCCACGCCACCGGCGCCGAAGCCAAGAGCATCAAGATTGCTGAGGTCTGCCAGAAGCACGGCGCGACCTACGACGTCTATGCCAACGCCCCGGGCAACGAATGGCCCCACGTCGATGACTTTGGCGCCGCCCGCCAGCGGTCCTTTGACCTCGCCACTAAGCCCTGGGCGCTGTGGGTCGACGCCGATGATACCGCCGGCCCCGACTTCGCCAGCGGACTGCACGAGCTTCTCACTAAGTTCGGACCCGACTTCGACGCCTTCGCCCTCTACCATGACGTGGCCGGCCGCGGCATCGCCCACAACATCCGCGAGCGCCTCGTGCGGCGCGACAAGGGCAAGTGGGTCAACCGCATTCACGAGAATTTCCAACTAGTCCCAGAGGCCCGCATCGCCCGCTGTGATGCCCCGGTGGTCGTGCATCTGCCCGACGATGAACCCAAGCAGGGGAGCAACCGAAACCTGACCATCCTCGAGAGCATTCCTGAGGCCGACCGCAGCCTCAGCGAGCTCTACCACCTACACGGCGAATACATGGGCGCCGGCCGCAAGACCGAAGCTATGGCCCTGGCTAAACAAGCCCTGGCTAGCCCCAGCCTTCAGCCCACCGAACGCTACGAGCTTTGCCTTAACATTTGCGAGTTGGCCCGTCCGCCGATCCTTGAGACCGGCTCAACCGAATACAAAGCCATGCTCACGGCCCTGCATTCGGCCTACCGCACGCAGCCCAACCGCCGCGAAGCCTTGGCCCTGCTCGGCGCCATGCACCTCGACCTCGGCGACATCGTCACGGCGGAAGCCTACCTTCGCAGTATGATGGCCCTGCCGCGGCCGATTGAGAAACAGTGGACCCACCGCGACGGCCTTTATGGTTGGGCAGGGGAGACCCTTTGGACGCAATGGCTCCGTATGGCCGGGCAGAAGGATAAGGCCGACGAGATCGAACGCGCCCGCATCAAGCAGCACAAGGTCAGCATTTCTATCGTCCACCCGACTCGCGGACGCCCCGAACAAGCCGCCCGCGTGCGCAAGCAATG